CGTACAATCAGCCCTTAGCTACTACGACCCGGAGGAGCAGCACTTGCTCATCCATACAGGCCGGCGTGACGTGCTCCGCGTGACACGCGCAGGCATGGAGCACGGAGTGGATGGCTCGTATAACGTGATCTTCCCCTGGTCCTCGTCAGTTGAGCCGTTCATACCCGCAGTAGCACGGGGTGGTGATATCGACTGGGGTGAGGAGCTGTTCGGCAAGGGCAGGCGTGGCTTTGGCACAGCCGTCGAGAACATCACCAACATGACGCCATCGCAGGCGAAGGCATTGCTGCAAGTGTGGCTCATGTTCGTGCTGTTCAGGAACATCGCTGACACGCGGCCGATCATCGCTAGCCTCGGCCAGCCTGGGTCAGGCAAGACCACGCTGTTCAAGCGGGTCTACACGTTCCTGTACGGGCGGCGAAAGTCCATCGGCGCCGTTACAGACATGGATGACTTCGACCAGGCTACATCGAGTGACCCGCTCGTGATACTCGATAACGTGGATACGTGGGAGCGGTGGCTCCCCGACCGCATCGCACTAAGTGCTGGCACGTCAGATGTCATTAAGCGTAAGCTCTACACAGACACTGACACCATCACGCTGAGCCGACAGGCAGTCGTCGGCGTGACTGCCCACAACCCCAAGTTTGGGCGTGAGGACGTAGCTGACAGGTTCCTACTGTTCACGTACAAGCGCTTGCGTGATGAGGACTTCATAGCCGAGGGTGAGATACTCGCTGACATCTACCGGCAGCGGAACGCCCTATGGGGAGCTGTCCTCCGCGACATACAGAAGGTGTTGAGCACGCCGATGCCTGACAAGTCTGAGCTGCCACACTTCCGCATCGAGGACTTCGCCAGGTTCGGCTTGTGGATGGCGAGGGCACTAGGCGTCGAGCGTGACTTCAGGGCATCCATCGAGGATGTCAAGACATCGCAGCAGGCGTTCAGCCTTGAGGAAGAAGGGATGCTCGTCGCTGCGATCATGCGGTTCGTCTCGAAGTCACGGGACGCGAGACACTACACCACGTCGCAGCTGTGGGCCATGCTCGAGAACTGCTGTGACGATCCACGCATGTTCGGGCATGTGTACAAGAACTCAGTACAGCTAAGCAAGAAGATATCTGCGATGCAGCAGGCGCTACGCCGCATCGTACGCATAGAGCAAAGCACTAACGATGCGGGCAACCGCACATGGCTGATTACGCAGAAGGAAGAACATAATGGCGCAGACGCAGACCTCAACGGCACCGTCACCGACCTTGGGTAGCGTGCCTACCAACGGCAACGGTAGCCGCCGGACAAGCATTGTCAATGACCGCATCTGTAGGATCGCTACCTATGTCGAGCCGGACGTGGCCGACATCATCGAAGCTAGGGCGAAGCAGGCGGGAGACACAGTAAGCGGATGGTTACGGACAGCCGTACTAAACTCACTGATCGACCAGGGAGCAATCCCGCCGGACCTCCTAAGGCGGCTCGCAACCCGGTAAGGAGCCGCCGAGATCTGGCACACGCGCTTGTAGTGTCTTTCCCTCGGTGCTTCCTATGTGGCACGTATGATTGCTTCCAATGCCCAGCCTGCGACAACTTTTGTTGCGGAGACTGCACCCTTGACATCGGCACGGAAGTGTGCTATCATCGAGAGTATCGAGAACCTAACCTTCCGCAGTGGGGATCGTAGATGGTCTTAGCAGATTCATCTGTCGAGCGGGCGACCGCTGTACACGGCCCGATGTGCCACGAATATGGCATCCGTGGCTACGGCAATCCTGAGGAAGGTGTTGTCGTGGTCGGCATCGCTCCTGGCCGTGACGAAGCCGAAAAGACCAAGCGGCCTTTCACGGGGCCGTCTGGGCGGCTGCTAGATCAGCTGCTGGCGTTCGCTGATTGGGACAGAGCGCGTGTCTACTGCACGAACGTCATCTGCTGGTGGAACAACGCACCCACGGAGGCCGAGCGTGATGAGTGCCGGCCACGCCTCGTGCGTGAGCTTACTGACCTCAAGCCCAAGCTAATCATCGCTGCCGGCAACATCGCATCGGAAGCCTTGCTAGGCACCAAGCGGCGGCCTGGTCAGCGTGGCGCCGTGCTGTGGTCGGACTACTGGAACGCCTATGTGTTGGACACACACCACCCAAGCTTCGCGCTGCAATCGGAGTCCATGTCAGCCGTCCAAGACATCATCCGCGACCTGTCTAAAATCCCCCTGGTTCTCGAATGGCCCCCGCGTGCCGAGCACACCCTTGTCACTTACGATCTCGTGAGCGATCTTCAATCAGCTCAGCACGCGCTGCGGGCATTGCCCCGTGACAGGCCGGTTACGCTAGACATCGAGACGAGCAACCCCGACGACGAGAACATCGACGCGTACAGTGACCAGCTCCTGTGCTGGTCCGTCTCGTATGTGCTAGACAGCGGGCGCAAGCACACTATCGTCTTCGGAACGAGCTGCGTGCCGCTCTGCATCCGTGACGGATCACACGTCCGGTCCTACCGGGAAACGGGTAGGTGTGGCGCGTGTGGCCTGGGAGAAACCCCGCTAGAATGGCCGATGGACGTTCAATGGACGTTCCAGGCGGGGCAATACGACATCGGTGCGCTGGCCGTCTACTTTGGCATCGTGCTTCCATTATGGGGAGACACGATGCTGATGTCCGTCTGCAATGACGAGCGGCCAGGTAATCACAGGCTAAAGAACAACGCGCGTGAGTGGCTAGGAGCCGGCTTCTACAACGTCGAGGTCAAGAAGTTCTACAAAGGCAAGCTTAACAAGCTTGATCCTGCTAAGCTCTATGAATACAACGCCAAAGACTCCAGGTACACCCTCGACCTCATGCCGATATTCGAGCGTGGGATGGACGAGTGCGATACCCGCCGGCTTTATGACGGGGTTCTTCTGCCTGCGATGCAGACGTTCATCTCCATGCAAGTACGCGGCATCAACGTGGACCAGAAGGTGCTACAGGAGCTAGCCTACGACAACTGGTTCCCACGATCTGTGGAAACGCACCACGCTCTCCAGGAAGAAGCATACGATCTAGGCTGGCCGACGCGCGACCTAAACTTCAACAGCGCACCGCAGATGCAGAAGTTCTTTTTCCAGATCTTGGGCGTCGAGCCGATCAAGTTCTCGCAAAAGACCGGGCGTCCGTCCCTGGACAAAGAGACGCTCGACCAGATAGATCACCCGTTCGCAGCCAAGCTGCGAGCGTTCCGCACGCTCGATACGATGATTGATTACGTGTTGGCGGTGTATGCAAACCTGAAGTGGGATGGTAAGCTGCATCCCAGCGCGTTCGTGTCCACCACACGCACCGGCCGGACCAGTTACAGAAACCCTGCGGTGCAAACCATCCCGAAGGATTACACCGTAGGCGAGGACTACGCGCGTCTCCGTGAGACGATCATCCCACATAACCCAGACACTCACGAGATCGGTGAGTACGACTTCAACCAGATCGAGGTCTGGCTCGCGTGGGCTGAGTCACGTGACCCCGTGCTACTTGAACACTTGCAAAGTGGCGATGTACATAGCGCGACTGCTGAAGGAGCGTTCAACACCAAGCGTGAGCTGTGGACTCCGTTAGAGTGGGCCGAGAAGCGGCAGAACGCGAAGAAGATCAGGTTTGGTATCCAGTTCGGTGAGGGTGCTGAGAAGCTATCGACGCCACCACCTGTAGGCATCGGTGGCAGCGTCGCTCAATGCCGGCTGTTTATCAACAACTTCAAGAAAACGTACAGCGTGTACACTGCCTGGATGGATGCCGTGCAGCGTGAGGCGCTTAACAAAGGCTACCTCGTTAGCCCCTCTGGAAGGGTGATGCGCTTCCCGTTGGTTATGGATCACAAGCAGCTACGGCAGGCCATCAACTTCCCGATCCAGAGCACGGCATCAGATTACAACCTGCTAAGCATGGTGGACCTGGCGCACCCTGACTTAGAATCCCATGAGTTCGCACGCCGCTTGCGTGACCTGAACTCGTACGTCATCTTGAACGTACACGACTGCCTCGTGATCGAGCAGGATCGCAGACACCGCAACGAAGTTGTTGCGCTGATCCGTGAGGTCATGGAGAGACCACGCTTCCCGGGCTACCCCTCTATCAAGGTTGATTGCAAGATTGGGGACAGCCTAGGCACGGTGAGAAAGTTTGACACGAAGAAGGCTAATTAAGTGTGCTGTGTGCCTACCGCATGTGGTGATGGCGGATACGGATGTGGACATGGTGCCGCTAGCCACGGATACTCAATCGCAGACGCCGCCAGACTCTGGACTGAACACATCGCCGCCATCAGAACCTGGGCTGCAGGAGACGACACCTGCACATCCAACAGTACAGGAGATGATAGTCCAGGCCTCGATCAGGTGGGGATTGCCGCCCAGCCGAATGCTGCGCATCGCTCGGTGCGAGAGCCGTCTGGGGACAGACCCCAACGCTTACAACGGTAGGAGCGGGCACTATGGGGTGTTCCAGTTCAGTCCGAGGACGTGGGCATACGCAAGCGTGCGTGCCGGCTATGTAGGCGCAAGTCCTCTAAACGATTACACGAACATAGAGGTAGCAATGTGGCTGATGAAGAACGTGGGGCCGTCGCAGTGGACGTGCAAGTAGCGCAGCGGAGAGGGCCTCGGCCGTTCACGGATAGGCCAGCGCCTCAGCGCAAGCCTGAGTGGCGCTGCCGTAACTGTGGTGTGGGTGCCGACGACCGCCACCGCTACGACGGCCTGTGCCAGACGTGTAACGAGTATCGCAAGCGTACAGGCGAGATGCGCCCGGAGCGCCTATGGAAGCGCTTTGGCGTGGAGAAGCTCTTCACGCTAGAGCAGCGCGTTGCACTACGACACGGTATCCGCCAGCAGCTCTCGGTCGCACAGTCCAACCATGACTTTGCCGTTGAAAGCGACCATGTGAAGTCGGTCTACAAGAGGCAGGTCGAGTTCCTGGCTAACCTACTTCGGCTGCTATGATAGTCATTGCTATCGACCCTGGCATCAGGATCGGCTGCGCGGTATGCATGGATGGCCCGTATAGGACGTGCACCTACGACCAGAGCACGCTGGCTGACTTCTATGACACCCTGCGAGCGGCCGACCGCGTGATACTAGAGGACTTCGACACCGGCGGGCGCGTCGATCACAATATGCTCCGCACCGTGCAGGTCATCGGTGGCGTGAAGGCCGTGTGCTTGCTCCACCATGTGAGGTTTGAGCTGCAGTGGCCTCAGGAGCGCAGGTCGTTCATACAGGACGCTATCGACCTGTTGAAGAAGCAAGGGCGCCGTGTCGTCAACACCAAGCAAGAGGACAACCACGAGATAGATGCACTCGCGCATCTGCTCGCGTGGGAGCACTATCAGACACACCCACAAGACCGACCAAAGAGACGAGGGGAACACGTATGATTGCCGGGCAGCCGTATCAAATCATGCCAGAGATGACTCCTGAGCAGTACGCCGAGCTCAAGGATGACATCAAGCGCCGTGGGGTGCTCCAGCCCATCGAGTACGACACGGATGGGAACATCATAGATGGGCACCATCGCTTCCAGGCCTTCGCTGAGCTGATCGAGGAAGGCGCAGACTTGCCGATGTTCGACAAGACTGTGCGGCGCTTTGCGAGCGAGCAGGAGAAGATCGACTACGTAATCGCACTCAACGTGAAGCGCCGCCACATCACGCCGGAGCAACGCAAGGAGCTCGCTCTCAAGCTCCGTAAGCCGCCGTTCAGCTACACGATCCCGCGGATCGCAGAGCTGCTAGGCAAGGGCGTCGGGACGATCTGGCGTGACCTTGACGATGTAGACGAGGAGACTAAGAAGGAGCTAGCCGAGCTGGAGCACGTAGCCTCAGACGGTAGGCCCATGCCAGCAACCTACGCGCCGCGAGTATTCATCCCATCGGAGCTCACGCTCCGCAACGCGCAGACGAATGCTGTAGCTGAGGCCGTAGCTGAAGCCCGCACGGACAAGCTAGACGAGCTCCTAGAGAAGTGGCAAGTCCTACCTGGGCAGGTGTGGCTCATCCCCAGCAAGACTCTTGAGGATCGCGTTCACAGGCTGATGTGTGGCAGTATACTATCCAACGACGACGCTCATGCACTCATGTACGGCGCGCACGCCCAGCTTGCCGTGACCTCACCACCGTATAACCAAGGCCTGGACAAGTTCTCGGCCTCTGGTATGCAGCGCGAGAACGAGCGGCAGCACTTCACGCAGCGCATGTCACAGGCATACGAGGATAGCCTGCCTGAGGACGTGTATCAGCAACAGCAGCGCGACATGATGACGCGCGTGGCTCGGTTCAGTACGCCCAACGCGAGCTTCTTCTACAACCATAAGCACCGCTACCGGGACAAGGAGACTATCAGCCCGTACGCATGGATCACGCACGATACGGGCTGGTTCGTACGGCAGGAAATCATCTGGGACAGAGGGAGCTCGATCACGCTGAACGCCCGCATGTTCATCCCAGCTGAGGAACGCATCTACTGGCTGTTCAAAGGTGACGACTTCTACTTCGCTGACACCGTAGAGGTCAAGGCCTGGACGAACATCTGGAGCATCCCAGCGCGTCCTGAGAGCGACGTATCAGCTGCCTTCCCAAACGCTATCCCTGAGCGTGCGATCAGAGCATGTTCAGAACGTGGAGACATCGTGCTCGAACCGTACTGTGGATCTGGCACTACACTAGTCGAAGCGGAGCGTCACGCGAGGCTGTGTTACGCTATGGAAATCAACCCCAAGTACGTTGCTGCCATACTCCAGCGCTGCGCTGACATGGGCCTCGAGCCGGAGCTACAGAAATGAACATTAAGCGCGCCACACCCATCAAGATTGCCATCACAGGGCGCTTGCGTACTGGGAAGGACACCATAGCCGATTTCATCGAGGCACATCTCGGCCCAGACAAGGTAGCTCGGCTTGGGTTCGCAGACGCCCTTAAGTACGAGCTAAGCACAATGGTTGCTAACTTCACGCTACCCGACGATCTCTTTGTAGAGGAAGACAACCAGATGTACGCTCTGCCGGGCGCATACAAGCAGCACGAGGAGCTGATGAGCCAGCGGCGCGCGGTGAATGGCGTGGGGTGGCAGTGGTGGGGCGAGTACAGGCGGCGGTTCTACGGCGAGGATTACTGGATCAACCACTCGCTGTTTCAGGCGTCCCTGGCAGACGCCGCTTACGCGTCCAAACACATCATCATTAGGGATATGCGCCACCCCAACGAGGCGCAGTGGACCAAACAAAACGGGTTCTATCTCATCAGAGTAGAAGGCCCTTGCAGGTCTGAGGACGTACGTGCGCGGGACCATCCGAGCGAGCGCTACGTGGACGAGCTGCCAGTCCACTACACTATCCACAACAACGGATCGCTCTACGAGCTGGGCGAGCGCGTCGAGCGCGTGCTCAAGTACGACATCGCTGCGTTCTTCGGCCGATAGGACATTTCCACATGGAAAAGTGCGCGGTTTGCTGGGCAGCTACGGCGGTCATGTTCGACACGCAGGGCTTGCTGTTGTGCAGCGCGTGCATTCAGTTCATCGATGTCACGCGGCTGGTGCAGGCCTTGACCACCTTCCCTTACACAGAAGTTCCTGGTGTTAATGGCTCGGTGCGTATGATGCCACGCCGACAGCGCCAACAAACAAGGAGCGCAATCATTCTAGCGTCGTGGGAGACTCGCAGGCAGCGCACCCGCGAGCTCTGGGCGCAGATGCCCACCGGAGAGCAGATCTCCAGGTGGAGATGTGAACGTGGGCTATCGAGCGGCGAATTGTGCCGCCTAACGGGTGTTGCCAGAAAGATCTTACGCGAGATAGAAGCGGATACTTACGCTCGCTTAAAGGCACGCCGGAGGGTCACGGAGTTCTTGCAGAAAGAATGGAGCTGGCCAGATGATTAAGTACGGCACGCGGGTACTGACCGAGTTCAACCCAGCCACTGGGCTTACCAGATTAGTGCTACAGCATGCCAGGCCTGTCAGGCCGTCTCAACACCCCCTTCCCGTAAGGGGTGCAGGTATGCGTGACACTGAGGCTCCAGAGCGCTTCATCAACAGGGACTACGCCGCCCGTGGCGGAGGTAGCACGCTCCACGGCCCCGACCTTACAGCTCCCTCGCCCCCACCACAGCCCAACCACCCCTCGTTAAAAGGCCCACCACCGGAGCTGCTTAAGCAGTGGCGGAAAGAGCTGGGGTGGACACAACGTAGTCTGGCAGAGGCAGCGGGTCTGCAGCGCGGCTATGTAGCGTCTCTGGAGCTACCCACCAAGTCCAAGAATGCTCGTGGTGCCCCGCACGTCCGTATTAGACTTGCTGAGCTGATGGGCAAGGCACCTGCTGATTGGGGTGAGGGGTGATGGTGAAATGGTAGCAGGCTACCAGGTCCGTATCTACAGCACGGGTGGCGTGCTTCAAGCGGTGCTGGATCGGTTCCGGTCGATCCAGATTGAGCACCGGGTCAATACGGTCAGCACACTCACGTTGGGCTTGTACGAGCTGGACGCTACAGTGGTCGCTGGCTACTTCACACTAGACGCCATCGTCGAAGTACGCCGTAGAGATACTGCTGCTGGCTTGGCGTGGTACACTGAGTTTATTGGATTTCATAGAAGCCCGCAGCGCCAGATCACGACTGACAACAACCGCATATTCACGTCCTACTGCCGGGGGCTACTCGACCTTATAGCGCGCCGTAGTGTCTTGTACTGGGCTGACACCGACGGTTCAGCGAAGGGGCCGGCACCAGCTGATGATGTCATCAAGGACTACGTACGTGAGAACGCGGGCTCTCTAGCGCTGACCAGCAACCACCGCGTGCAGAACGCTGTCACGCCGGGGCTGACCGTCCAGGGCAACACGTCGCAGGCGCCCACATACGAAGGCGCGAACGCATGGAAGGGGCTACTCGACACCATCACTGACATCGGCAAGCCCCATAGCGTCGACTTCGACGTAGCGTGGGGTGGACCTACCGCCGCAGCTACGTTCGAGTTCCGCACCTACTACCCACAGAAAGGTACGGATAGGCGCTCTGGTAGCCCATCCCGCGTGCCTGTAGTGTTCTCGCCGGACCTCGGTAACATGGTCAACCCCTCTTATACGCAGTCACGGACTGCTGAGGCGACCGTGTGTGCTGTGCTCGGACCAGGTGAAGGCCCCCTGCGTGACATCACAATCAGGACGAGCCCAGCCTACAACGAGAGCCCCTGGAACTTCATCGAGACGACGCTCGAGCAGAGTAACGAAGACAGGCAGCACGCGCTAGAAGATGCTGGTGACAAAGCGCTGTTCGACAAGCGGGCATCGGTGAACGTGACGTTCGACACGATACAAACACCGCAATCCACGTACGGCAAGCACTACTTCATAGGCGACATGGTGACTACACGCTTCTCAGTCGTCGCAGTGGATGTGAAGATCATAGCTGCGACGATCCTGTTAAACGCCGAAGGCAACGAGCGCATCACGCTAGACCTGGAGGAGATGACGACGTGACCGATGCTGTCTTCGGGTCCATCCACCGTCGCCTGAAGGACGTAGAGAACAGGCGCCCTAAGCTACAAGACTGGCAGGTGCCGACACTGCAGAACAGCTGGGCGAACGTCGGCGCTCCGTACTCGGTCGCTGGCTACTGGAAAGACCCGCACGGCAACGTGTTCCTACGGGGGCGAGTCTCCGGCGGCGGCATCGGGTTCACCATACTTACCCTACCCGTGAAGTACCGACCAGAGTACAACCTTACTTACGCAGTGTACAACGGCGCTGTCATCGTCATCCAGACTGACGGCCAGGTCGTATGCGCCACCGGGACTGCGGGCCAGCCTGTCGCTCTCGACACGATAGCGTTCCGTGCTTTCGCGTAGCGCGTAACGCGTAGCGCGTAGCGCGTAACGCGTCACCACACTCCGGGCACGCGCTGGATGAGGGTGCGCTTGTAGGCTAGGTCTTCGATCATGCCGATGATGCGCTTGCTGAAGAAGTAGTTAATGAGTGCACTGCCTACGATGAGCCAGTTGAGGATGTACAGCCCGAGCACGAGTGGGTTACGTAGGTCAGCCTGGTCGCCAGGGCGTGTCACTGATGGGTACGCGATATAGATCAAGAACAGCATCTTGAGCACGCGCATAGCCTCCTCGATGGCGTTCTTAAGGCACTCAAGTCGCAGCGGCCCATTCTGCCCACGTCTCCGCCGGTAGTTGTAGTCGCCTATATAGAGGCCGAGCATGAGCAGCGCGATGCCAAGCCCAACACACGGCCCGGCGATGAACACTGCCTCAGGCCACGACAACGTCTCAGTAATCATCCATCCTTCCCCGCGCTAGTATCTCGTTGCGCTGTGCTTGTATACGTGCAGCGAGCCAGTCCTGTCGGCGCCGCGTCTGACGTAGCCTGTGCTCAGACTCCTCCTGCCGACGCTGGGCTTCACGCTCTCTCTCCTCCACCCCCTTGACCACTGGAGGGGTTAACAGCTGCTTAATCTTTTCCATGAGACTCATGGGTTCCTTCCCGCAGCTCTGCGCGACTGCGAGGCTGAGGCTTTGGTGATCTCAGTCTGTTCTTCTAATAGGCCAGTACCCCGTAGGGCGATTTGCTCCCATTTATCAGCTCGCTCCGCCTCACGATCCCCACGTGTTATCTCGCGCCGGAACGTTGGCCCCGTGACTATCCATTCCCTGTACAGCGCAATCCATCCAGCGACAACGAGCAGGAATAATACGCCGGCTACACCGCCGCTCTTGACTATCTCCCACGCCTGGTCTAAGTCGATGGTCACACACGTCCTACCCCCCGCCCGCGACTGAGCGGATGATGTTGGCAAGAGCAACCAGCGCTGGCTTAGCATCCTCGAACGAGGACGCCCGGCTGATCGCTTCTACATGAGTGGCAACCTGCTGGTCGGTGGTCGAGTCGCTACCGACTACGTTCTGGTTCTCGATGTAAGCCTTGAACTCATCGGTGGCGGCTACCTTACTCAGCTCGATCCGGTTGGCAGCCAGTACTGCGTCAAGCTGGTCTTGCTGCCTCTTCGCCTCCACAGGGTCAGGAAGCTTAGTGGGGTCGGGCCGCAGCATCTGGGCAACCTCGTCCTCGGCAATCTGCCTGGAGAGGGTCTTGTGGCGCTCTACCAGTATACGGGTCTTTTCGTCCATATTACTCACCCCAGAACATGATGCGGAATGTACGAGCACCGCCACGCCTGTTCTCGATCTCGTAGCGGTTGTTACCACCACTCCAGTAAACGTTCACGCTAGACGCTGTTGTAGCCGTGCCCGTTGCGATGCCTTGTGGGTCATCGACCTCAGTCGTCGCGGCGGCAGTACCTCGGATGTTAAACGAGAACACTGACGCGTCCTCGACCGAGAGTATCCAGGCCCGTGCTGCAATACCTGTACCAGTCGCCCAGGCGAGCTGCGCGTTCGCGGTGTCATTGACTACCACCGACCTGAAGCGTATCTTGCCTGCAGTAGCGTCCGAGCCACGAATGCCGTCCGATGTACTACCGGGGATCTGGATGTCGCCAGCGGCGTTACTCAGCCCACCGGCAATGGCTAACAAACCAGCGTTGTTGTATGATCCCTGAGCAGTCGAGGACAACGATCCTACGGGCCTAAGGTAGATACTGGCATTATTGGCTGCGATGTAGACGTTAGACCCATCACCGGATATCTCAGGCGCGCTCGGCGTGCTAACCGTGTTGCCGAGGCCAACTGCACCTGCGTAGACGTTGTTGTTTCCAGCGCCGACTATAAGGTTACCGTTCGCGTCCGTGCCGCCGTTGATGTCAATAAACTCACGTACGTCGCCCAGCGTGATGGCCGCACCAGTTGTGATGCTGACAGTAAACAGCGGAATATCCCAGGTCACGCCAACGGTCTGCGTCATCGCTGGCGTGCCACCGCCCTCGACACCTGCGATGCGTGTGATCCGCACTGTTTGTGCGGCCCAGCTCTTACGCAGCACGATGCGGTCAACGCGCGTGCTGACGGACGGTGTGGGGATGTTTACATCAACGTTGGCGTCGTTCTGGTACCACGTACCGTAGACGACGGCTCGTCCAGAGCTCACGCGTACCGTGTTCGCACTAGGGTTGGTGACGGTCAGCCGTGATAGGTCGATCCCTGTATAGAAGACACCACCGCGGTTGTTAGCCCGGTTCGACTGGGAGAACAGCATCATGACCTGAGCGAACTCAGTCGCTGCATCGTAAGGCGATACGGTCGCATCGCCTACGCTAGTGCCATCCCAGAAGCGTGATAGCTCAGTCATTTCTAGACTCCCAGGTAGCGGTCATACCAGCGCATGGTAGCTGCTGTGGCGCCAGTCGTACCGCTACCGTAGATGTGAAGCGTGTTCACGCCTCCAGGTGCTATAGGGTCAGGCACCAGCGCCCATTCGGTTAGCGAGCTCTCCGGCGTGAGGTACCCGATCAAGTTCTGCCCATCGCTCTGTGTGATTGTCTTACGCCCGTGTAAGCTGATTGTGATGGAGTACCCAGCCGGCAGGTTGTAGCCCAGCGTGATCGACTCATCCGTCGTGTGATTATGGATGTGTAGGCCCTCTATCGGCCCCGTGATCTCGAAGGACGGATACTCAAGCCAGTTGCCAAGATACGGCACAGCAGCCGTCATCTGGAACGCCGTGAACGCTACAGGAAACTCTATCGGGAACGTAGCGTTCGTCGCACCAGTGAACGCCATAGACTTCTGCGTCGGGTTGTACCATATAGGGTCGTGAGCGACGAAGCGTAGCGCCTCCGTGAAGGACCACTCACGCCAGGCGCTATCGTCACGCGGAGGGAATACAGGACCGCCCTCCAGGAACACATCGAGCTGCCGCTTAGACCCGTTGCCTAGATAGTACAGTAGCTTGCCTGGATTATCGAAGTCGGTGATCCGGTTCGGGCGAAGTGTGTCTATTAGCTCGCTACGGCCGTTCCAGTACTCAGACCTAGAGCAGAACTGATACAACACCACGACCTGCATCGGCCGCGTCTCCAGCACGAAGGTACGCACACTATCCCCGTGCTGGAACGGTGCTCTGTCCGTAATGTAGTTGAGAGGAGGCATGCCGAAGCCTTCCTCTGACATCACCACCCGTGACGGCGGAGCGTGCAACCTATACTGCACGCCATCCGGCCGGACGTACACCAGCCTCTCGTTGATCTTAAACCGCGAGCCTAGGTTCTTCATCACCCTTCTCGCTAGCTGCTCGTCATCGCTTCCAACGCCCGCAGGTCTCTGACGAGCGACCCGACCTCCTGGGTCTTACCGTAGTTGGCGTTCACGTTATACGTGTAGCTGGTGTTAGCAGCTATACCGCTGCTCGACGCTAAGCTCAGCGCCTCCGCAGCGCGTAGAAGCGCAAGTGACGACCGACTCGATGGGTAGTCGTACGGCGTGCTGCTCGGCATTATCCCCAGTAGACGGCGCATGAACGCAGCACCGTACGCATTGAGCGGGATCGCGGCTTCTGGCACCCCCGCTTCGGCCATAACATCCCACACACCGCCGGGCACAGGCATCCTGATGCCACCCGCAGCGAGCTTGTTGTGGACCAGTATGCCACCAGCTACGTACGTATGATCCGAATGGCCGACCTCGATGTTGTAGACATCAGTAACGGCACCCTGCTGGATTGTCACCACCCGTACCGGCGTAAGCACGCCAGCCGCGTGGCTGAGCGCGTCACCTACACGCACTCGACCCGCTGGTAGCCAGTCGCCACGCACCCACAGCGGATGCTCTGCCGTCACCTGCAGGATGGTGCCGTTGGCCAGGTGCAGGGCCAGCACGGCGGAGCCGCCATGCTGCATCGTGGCGACAACGGGCGCTGGCACGAGTGCCGCCTGCGCGAAATCCCACGACAGCACCAGGTCGCCTGCCTGGATGGCTTCAATCGGCCGCTCGCCCGCTGGCGTCAGCACCAGAGTGCCGGCAGCAAAGCACTCACTATCCCGCACGCAATTATTGCGGCTATCGTCCCAGTGGTAGCCGGATGGACACGGGTGCGGCTCTGGTGGTGGCGGAGGTGGAGGCGGAGGTGGTGGTGGCGGCGGAGGGGGCGTGGGCTGCGGCTGTGGGGTGGGGGCAGGTGGAGTGCCTCCTCCACCCCCACCCCCACCCCCACCTCCACCTGGAGACGGTGGTGGAGCTGGCGGCGGAGCTGGCGGCGGAGATGGGGGAGGCGCGGGGGGAGGTGCGGGGGTTGGAGCCTTCGGGGCAGGCTGCTTACTGATGGCGTCGTTGAGCTCTAGCTGCTTCTTGAGGTTCTCAGTGATAGTCTTGAGGGTGTCGTCAGCGGCATCGGTGACGTTCTGTAGCCCCTCCTCCATCTTGCCCCAGACATTATCTGAGAGCTTCTGCAGCGCGCCACCCGAGTCCTCCACTACGTCTTGTAGTCGATCACCGTAGCTACGCCGGATTTCATTGAGGCGCTCAGTTAGGTGAGTACGGAAGTCCTCAGCGTCGTCGGCCAGGCGCTTGAGTATCTTCTCGCGTTCCTGGTCTAACGTGCTCTGAAGAGTACGTAGGCGCTCATCACGCTCGCTGTATATCTGGTCTATCCGCCGCTGGAACTCCTCATCCTCCAGCTGCTTCTGGAGGTCGAGACGCCTCTGCTCTTGATCCTGACGGAACTTGCGGTCGTCGGCCTCCTGGTCTAGCTTGCGCTTACGTTCAGCATCGTCCAGCTTGCGCTTAGCAGCTAGTGCCTTCCTGTCCTCATCCTCCTGGAAGTCTCGAAGCTTCTTCTCCTGATCCTTACGGTACTTGATGTCCTCATCTTCACGAGCACGGGAGCGGGCTAACGCCTCGTTCTCGAGCTGGTCATCTAGAGCGTGACGCTCCTGCTCGTGCTGCTGATGTAGCTGCGCGACCTGCTGCTCGTGCTGTTCCTGTAAGGCTAAGCGCTCCACATTGTGTTGAGCCTGGAGCGCTAGCGACGCCTGCTCCGCGTGTTCCTGCAGCGCAGCACGCTCGGCATCGTGCTGTGCCTGCTGCGCCGCTTCTTCGGCCGCGAAGGCAGCTTTTAGATCAGCGAGCTTCTGCTGCTGCGAAGCCTCCAGCGCGAGCTCGGCATCGTTCTGCGCTGCCTGCTGGTCGAGCTTGGCCTTCGCCGCATCGGTGTCAGCCTGGATAGCTGCTAGCTTATCATTGAGGCGCTGCTGGGCAATAGACTGCTTGACGCCCTGGCCGATCTCCTTCTCGTACTCGGCCTGCGCGGCAGCTCGATCCTGAGCATCCTTCTGGTTGATCTCATCCAGGTCTTGCTGACGCTGGAACACACGCTTCTCAGCGTCGAGCTGATCCTGCAGCGCGCGCTCACGAGCATCCTGGCTATCCTTTAGCGCCTTCTCCTCAGCATCCTGCCGCTCACGCAGGGCCTTCTCGAAGGCGTCCTGCTGCTTACGTAACGCACGCTCCTCGGCGTCCTGACGATCTGATAGCGCGCGGTCCTCAGCATCCTGAGTTTTCTGAAGCGCCTTGTCC